AAAGAGGGTAAGCCGCCCGGCTTTGGTTTCCCATGCCGAGATTATAGCATATTCTTAGTTAACTGGCAATTTTTACTACCAATTTGATATTTTTATATAAGAGTACTAGCCAATGATACTAATGGCTGACTAAATGTCATATTTCATATTTTTTCTGTAAAACTTGTTCTATAGGGGCTATTTCTGTTATGTCACTGATATCTTGAATATCTAATAAAAAATGATCCTCTACTTGTGTTTCAAGTAATATCCTATATTCCTGTTGCCTTGCAAATGGATCATAATCTTTCGTAAAAGCAATGTGTTTTCTCCCTAGACTAATATCAGTAAACCTTTCTATTTGTTCACTATCCTTGTAATACTTCACAAATGCAAATCTATAACTTATTTTTTCCTTATCAAGAGCATTTTTTATTCTAGATACAAACGCATTTGCGTCGTTAATCAATAATGCATGAGTCCCAAACTTTTTCAACTCTTCTTTCTGCTCATCAGTAAATACCATTTTGAGTTTTCCATTGTCCTCAATTATATTTCTATAATCAAAAGAAAACAGACAGAATATCGGTTGTTTTAGATGTCCTCCCGTATAAACTATCCGTTTTATCTCAAATTCTAAATCTCTTGAATCTGATTTCATCTTCATCCATGAATTTGGTATTAGCACACTGCTTTCCCCAGCATCTGATCTATATCTCTCTTTTTCTGCTTTTTCCAGTTGTATAAAATAGTTAATATTCTTCATATACAACTTTCCCGATTGAATCGATTTTAGTATATCTAAATTTTGAAACTTCATCAAATAAATAAAATTTTCTCTACTCATTTCATTCTCACCTCTTTTTCATCATACCATTTCAAGCAACTATCTACAATTAGCATAAAATCAATTTTGCTACTTTATCTATAATTTATTATTGAATAGATCTAAACTCTTGTTTTCTCTATTCTGTTTGGAGTTTTAAAGCGCAGAATCTATTACTTTCTTCATCGTCTCCTAAATTCTAAGAAGTCCTTGTATTTTTTACCAGATCGGCACATCACCGGATCAGCTCAAAACTGAGCTTATCTAAACCCGTACTTTCCGGCACATCTTGGATTTACTCAACGCAAAATTGCGCTCAGTAGATTTTCTGAGGTTTTCTGAGGTACTCAGTTCCCGTCCAGTAAGCCCCCCATTTCTTTAATTTAGATGTGACTAACAGTAACTTCCGCCCCGATATAAGGCAGATAGTACGGCTGAATTTTCAGCAGTCCTTTTCCTCAGTTGTGTGGAAAGCTCAATCTTGAGCCGTCAACTTTCCCCAACTTGTGGGGGAAATGGCAGCAGGTCTGCTCAAAATGGTGGATACCCCTATTCTCACACTTCTGTGCGTAACCAGAGCAATTCTGCTCCCGTTAAAATTTACGTCAGCGTCTGGATCTCCTCAAAAGTGAGGAAATTGCTCAGAAATGCTCAGTTTTAAAGGTTGACAAATCTCAACACTTCTCTTGCGTTGTAGAGCGCGCAATCTTGCGCTATCCTGGGAGTCGATTTAACCGACATCCGGCACTACGAATCTTGCTTGGTCAACCAATCCAATTTGGGCTCCAATACAGCCGTACTCACAGGTACACTTGCTATGCTATATACCCACAAGTACGCTGCAATTCTATCTGGCACTCACGAAAAAGGTTAGCAAAAGTTAGCATTTTTACCCCTGTTTTCCGATTATTTCCGCTGATCCCTGTTTTTCATCCATGTTCAAAAAGTAGTTATTCTACGGGCTTTTCCCGTACCTACACCCATTTTAATTCCTACTACAAGTCTAAGGAAATTTTATTTTCACAGATCCGCTCTATTGGAAAGAGTCCTCTCTCCCGATTCTCCGATGATCCTGCTGCCACCTCAAAGGGAGGGGGGATGCCATTCACCACAATAGCCCTGTGGCGTTCTATTTACCCTCTATTTCCCATTTTATTCGCTTCATCGAGGAAATAATCACATTTGCTATAGAACAGCTGTATAACCCGTCACAAACTCAATGCTTCTCGTTCTACTTCGCTTGTCCAAGTGTGCTGAAAACTTCTGACTCCTACGTGATGAATGGATGCAGCAGGCAAGAACTCTTCCCGGTATCCTATGAACCCTTTATTTCTTCCTCTGTTTCTCAGCAAGCTCATTGCCTTGCTCTGCTGTTGTCTGACTGCACTCACACTAATTCCCAGTTTTTCCCCTGTCTGCTGATAGGTTTTCTTTTCCAGGAACCGACAGCGCAATACTTTCCCTTGCAGATCTGGAAGTCTGTCAACTGCTGCCCATAGTTCCCGACTCATAATGTCTGAATCAATACGATCAATCACATCAGCTTCTACATCTTCCTTTGATGCAATGGTATCACCGATATAGATATCTTCCTCATCACTGTTGATAGGCTCGTCCAGACTTCGTATTTGCCCCATTGCTGCCGCTTTCTTTATGCTCTTGAGACTTCCTTCATCCATCCCCATAAATGCGCTCATTTCCCTGTCTGTAGGTATTTTTCCATAATACTTCTGATACTCACTTTTGATCTTCTTATAACGCTGCATCTTATCGACTGCATGTGTTGGAATCCGAACCACTCTACCGCAGTTGTCAATATATCGGCGCATGACCTGCCGGATCCAGAATGCAGCATAATTGATAAAGGGTACTTCTGATGATGCATCATAATGCCTGACTGCTTCATACAGCCCTATATAGCCCTCTTGCTCCAGATCTTCCATTTCTGCACAGGAACTGTACTTTCTTGCAATCATCGTGATAAAGTTCCGGTTCTGCTGCCACAACAGTATCATGTTCTCCTGTTCATTCTCCCCTGTCTGGATCTGACCAACGATCTGCTCGTTGTTCCCTCGTTGTTCAACAACGGTTTCACCGTGGTTCGTCCGTGGTTCACATATTTGATTTTCAATGTTCATTGACATCACAAGCCCACTCCCTTTATAATTAAATTATCGAATATCGGAAACGGGCTTGCTGATGATGGCAGGCTCTTTTTTATTTTCTGTACGGGTTACTGATGCTCAACTGTCCATCCAGATACGAAACATTGATATACTTCCCTTCTTCGTTCTGGAACGTCATACAGAGAGCTTCTCCCTTTTCCCCGGTTTCCCGGTCTTTGGTCATGCAATCTTCCAGATCAATCAAAACGCACTGTCTCAACTCTTCCATGTCCTCTGATCCATATACCGGATGTTCTACAACATTCTCTGACTTCGCTTTCTCCATTCCAAGCCGGAAGGCTTTCTGGATTGCTTCGTACTGATCCACGCTTTCTGCATTGATCTGCATGATTTCTTCCGCTGCCATTTCTGGCAACAGTCCATCTTCTTCCAGTGATGCATACTCTCCGATCAGCTTCTGTATACCGCTCATAGCTACCCCTAACGAACTCAGCACGCTCCGCTCTGTTTCTTGATGCTCTTCTCTTGTCATAGTGCCGTTGCCGTATCCGTTGATCCCGGTTGACATCTGGTACTGCGCATATTCCAGACTGTTTAAAATATTCTGTAACTGTGCTTCTGTTTCTGTCATTTCAAAAAATAATTTGCTCATACTTTGTTTTCCTCCTACGCTTCTAACATTTGAATTCGATACATTGGAACTGACGCAAGGATGCCGCCCTTTAAAACTACAATTCCCGATGTTTCCCGAAACTCTATCAGTTCCCCTTCCACCTCATGGAATGTTTCTTCATTCTCCCCAACTCGTTCCCCTGCATCTGCCAAAATGGATACCCATTCTTTCTTGAACAGTAGTCTGCTCTGCTTTGTTTCCGGTGCTTGTGCCGGGATCATTACTCTACATCTCTGCTTCATGTTTCGCTTTCCTTTCCAATTCGTTTGCAAGTGCCAGTGCTAATTCTTTCGAGAACTCTGTCTGGTACTTCCTGTAAAATCTGTCGGTATCTTCTACTACTTTCTCCCAGTATTCCTTTGTGTTCTCTACGCTCCAGACTGATTGCATCATTTTCCAATAGTCCTGAAACATTTCAAATTCTTCACTGCCTTTTAATAATTTTACGCTGCCCATCTTTTAATCAAACGGTGTCGGTGTCCGTACCGTCTTGAATCCATCTTTGCTTTTGAGTTCCTCTTCTGTTTCCTGGAATCGCATTTCATTTCCATCAAAGCGGTATACAATCTTCCCTAGTTCTCCCTGCCGGTTCTTATCCACTTTCAGACCTTTCCTGGTCTTATCCTCATTGTCCAGATTCCACAACAAAATGATAATGCTTGCATCCTGTTCAATGTCTCCGGCTTCTCTAAGCTCTCCCATTGTTGGCTCTTTGGTCTCTCTCATTTCACTGGTTCGATTTAACTGGGACAGTGCAATGATCGGAACATTCAGCTCCATTGCAAGTGCTTTGATTGCTTTTGAGATTGCTCCCACTTCACTGGCTCTGCTCTGATATCTGGTGTCAGCTCTTACCAACTGCAAATAGTCAATGATGATACAATCTAATTCCTGATGCCGACACTCATTTCTGATTTCAGAAACTGACTTTGTTCCGCTGCTGATCAGAATGTCCATTTTCCCCAACATCTGGTTTGCACTTTCAAAGCGTTCCTTTTCGTCTCCTAGAAACTGGATTGCTCTTCGGATACGGTTTAGCCGGATTCCACTCTGATTACTGAGTAATCTCTCATACACTTGTTTCTCTGACATTTCCAGATTGTAGAATCCAATCCGCTTTCCGGCTTTTGCCATTTCCAGAATGATCTGAGAAGTGAAAGCCGACTTTCCGACTCCCGGCCTTGCTCCGATCACGATCACGTCACCACCTTCCAGACCACCGGTAATCTCGTCCAGTTTTGAAAACCCGGTATAGAGCTTCTCTTCTTTTCGCTCCTGAAAGTATTGATCCTGATATTCTGTGACTATAGCCGTGAGCTTCTTGGATTTATTCTTTTCACTTCTCTTGAGTGCTTCTAACTCCTGTATCGTATCCGCAATCTGGTATTCCACTCCTGCTGCCGTTACCTGTGTTCGTGTCAGAATGTTCCGAAACACCTCAGCCTTATAATCTCTTACAACGCTTTCCGCATAGCTTTTCAACTCTGTGGATGTATATGGCAGCAGTGCGCAATCTCTCAAGACCTGTGTTATGTATTCTCTTGTGTATGACTCACTCTCAACTCCCTGCGTTATCGTGACCAGATTCGCCGGTTGACCGATATCATAGAGCTTCACAATCTCCCGGTAGATTTCCTTCAGAACCGGATCTTGAAACATATCCGGCTTTAGGAGATCGTAGATCCGGTGCAGTTCCTTGTTGTCCATCAACAGGCATCCGATCACTGTCTTTTCTGCCAGATCACTCATTTTGCTCTACCTCCACATAGTCTAAAAGCTGACTTCCCATCAACGTATCAAAATTTTTGTAATACTCCAACTCCGTCTCATGTTCCTTCTGCTGCTCCACATAAGCATGTACCGCAAGATACATTTCCCGGTTTGTCAACTTTCTGCGCTTTCCGTTTACGGATCTTCCTTTTAACCAAGAACAATAATTTGCAAATGCTTTGGTTCGTCCTCTCTTTTTCGGATAGATCGCATAGATTTTTTCAAAGTCAGACTCTCGTTCATCGGGTTCTTTTTGATTCAAATTTTCACGTTCGACAGCTTCTGGCGAACATATATTATTATATATCTCTTTCTCTATCTCTAACTCTGGTGGATGAATGTCGGACATTTGTCCAAGTGCTAAATTTTCAGCCTGTTTCAGCTTCATCCTCTCTGCTCTTTTTCGATCTCCTTCTGTAGAAGATTTTCCAACAAATAACTCAATATCTGACATGTAAATAGCTCCACCGTCCAAGATGTCTATAAGTCCTAATTGCTCAAATACTTTTAGTGCCTTTTCCACTGTTCCAACCTGATGACGGGTCACTGTTGCTATCATTTGTGTGTTGTATGGGATTGCATCATTCAGAATCAACATCCCATTATTCTTGAGACTCTTAAGATACATTTTCATCAAAATATTGCTGTATAAAATTCCATCCTGCATACTCTCTAGCAGAACCATGTTATCTGAATCAAAAAAGTTTTCTTTTAATTTCAAGTAATAGTATTTCTTGTTATCTGACATCTTCTTGCCCTCCGCTCATGTCCTGCTGCCCTTCTGGCATCTTTAGTACTCTCTTTGCGCTTCTGGTAGCTGCAAACGTGTTTCTTGCTCTCGCGTCCATTGTCCGACAGAATTCTACAATCTCCTGCCGATTCTTTGGTTTCCAGTATCCTTTCCCTGATCCACTACAAATCACGGCTCCGTGGTTACGTTCATAAGCGATCTTCTGCTGTAGCTCTCTGGCTGAACTGCATCCGCTACGCTGCACAAGTTCTGCTGTAGTTACTGCGTTCTCTTTGCCTGCTGGCAGCAGGCTTTCGATCTGGAATTCTGTCTTGCCGGACTTCTTTCCATGTACTGGATTATTTTGGTTTTTCTGCATTAGTTTACTCCTGTTAATGAATTGAAATACTGATCTACTTTTACTCTGTCCCATAAAACACGCCGTCCTATCCGAACTTTTGCGCCAATCTCTTCTCCTAACTTCATGGCACTGTTGCGTCCTAAATTGGTGTAGGCTCTTAACTCCTCTGTGTCCATCAGTCTGGATTTTCCCGTATTTGCTACTGCCATCCTGTTTTTCATAGACTTACCTCGCTTTCTGTTTATCTTTGTTTAATCAATACTTGATAACATTGTTCAAATCTGTTACAATGCTTATTATAAATCAACATTTTTGTTTGTGCAACATTTTTACTCTTTGTCAGCTTTAATTCAACAAATTTGAACATTTCGTTAAATTTAGGAGGTTTTTATATGGGATTCGTAACAGATAATTTTTCAAAACGTCTCAAAACTCTGAGAGAAACGGCTGAACTTACTCAAGAACAACTTGCCAAAGAACTAAAAGTATCAAGGGGCGCAATAAGTTATTATGAAAAGGGAGAAAGAACTCCCGATATTGAATTTCTTGATAGTGTTTCTGAATTTTTTGGTCTTCCGATTGACTATCTTTTAGGATATAGCGAAAATATAAAAGAAAAGCATAAAGATATGTATACCGAATACGGCTTGACAGATGAAGCTTGTGATGAGTTAGAAGGTGTTGATAGCGAACTTGGGCATATAATTTCTCACATTATAACAAATTCTTCATTTTTGGGAATACGCCATCTTATTGAGACTGCAATAGAAAATTATCGGCTCTTTGGAGAAATGGAATTTGATTACATTTCTTTCATCCTAACCAAACATTTACAGCATCTTATAGCAGACGCTCTTAAAGCCGAGCTAAATAAACAATACACTGAAAATGATTTAAAAGAAATCAGAAACAGCATCGATAGAATTATGAAAAATCATTACAATAGTAATAAGGAATATGAAAAACATGAAAAAGAACTTGCTGAAGCCTTAAAAAAACGCAAGCAAGAACGGGAAGAATATAAACAAAATTCTATAAGATTTCAAGCACTACGTAAAATACACGATAAACTTTCTGAAGCAACTATGTATCTTGATAATAACTGATTCCATTGTGGATACAGCTTGATAGAATAAATATTGCAAAAGCACTCTCCTCCCCGGATCGAGTGCTTTCATTTTCCAGTTTTGGACTTTTTTGGTACTTTCCCATTTCCATCAAATTTCTGATTTCGGGAAGATAGTTGAAATATAGCGTATTTACTGGACTTTTTACACCATAACTATACAAAGCATCCAAAATCAATAATTACATTGTGAAAATATTGTAAACTCATCCCTGTTTATAGTATACTGTATCAGAAAA